TCGCGCTGCCATTGAAGGCCGCATTGCTGCGGAGATGGCGAAATCGCCAGCGTATCCAGTCAGCTATCAGAACGTTTCATTTACGCCGCCAAATAATGCTTCATGGCTGCAGGTCTTTATCCGGTTTGGTGACAACGCCTATGCCACGCTGCTTAGTCCTACCACTGGCATGAACCGCCAGAATGGCGTGCTAACGATCAATGTCTACACGCCAGTGGGTGCAGGCACTGGCGCTAATTTCACCATTGCAGAGCGCATTAAAGATTTGTTTGACCGACAAACTGTGTCTCAAATCATTTTTGATGCGGCATCAGGGCCAGCGCAGGTAACACCAGCCGCGCCTGAGGCGTATTACCAGACTCAGTTGACGGTTACTTTCCAGGCGTATGTAGACTGACGCAGCCACTACCGTTCACACAATGGCAACTGTTCTGTCCGGTACGTCCGGCGCTCTGTACTACAAACCCGCTGGCACCAAGGCCACTTTTGGCGAGTCGGCGGTTGACTTTGCAAATGACGAGCTTGACCTTGCCCCTTACCTCGGGTTCAAGGTTGGCGACCCGGTGCAATTCCGTCTTGTCAATGTCAACACTGGCGAGACAGGAACCGGCACCCTGCCTGCTGGCATCAGCGCCGCAACCACCTATTACGTCATTGGCTACACCGCCTCAACTGGCGTCATGCAGGTGTCCGCAACCCTTGGCGGCGCGTCGATCACGATTACCGATGATGGCACGGCAGTCACTCCTAACCAGTTTGAAGTTTTCTATGCAGCTCCTGTAGCTGTAGGCCAAGTGCGTGAATGGTCGTTCTCAGTTACCCGTGAGGAAATTGATGTAACGACCATTGGCACTGAGGCTGGTCAGTACGTTCCGTTCCGCACTTACATCAGCGGCTTTGCCGACGGTGAAGGCAGCGCATCGGTTTACACAACTGATGATGACACCACCATTGCCAGCCGCATGGTGCAAGACGTGCTTCAACGCCAGCAGACTGGTGCCGCGATGAAGCTTTACATTGACCGCGTTATCAGCGGTGGATCTGTCAATGACACGCTCAGCCGCTTCATTGACGTTGATGTAATCCTGCTGTCGGCCAGCTTCTCGCTGAATCCTGACGACGGGCAAATGGTTGAAATTAGCTTCCGTCCTAGCTCTGCGCCTACGTTTGATCTAGCTAAGAGCTGATTGCAGCAACCACCGGCCCCGGCTTGACCGGGGCTTTTTTATGCCTTACGATAGTTCTGTTGATCTGTTATTTACATGCGTGCTCTTGAACGGCTGAAAAAAGCAGCCAATCTGGTCCCAGTCAAAAAGACTGTTGAGCTTAGCAATGGAGAAGAATTTGAGTTTTACTGTGCTCCGCTGACGATGGCCGAGCGGGAGAAGGCACAAAAGAATGCTGGTTCGGATGAGGCCACGGCATTCGCTTTGCAGCTAGTCATCAGCAAGGCGCAGGACGAAGCCGGACAACCGCTGTTTAAAGCTGGCGAAATTGCCGAGCTAAAAAACGAGGTTCGGGATGAGGACCTGCAAAAGATCATGCTGGCCGTCATTGTTAATGACAAGCAGGAAGACGTAAAAAACTAAAGGCGGAGCTGAAGCGGGATAGCCTGCTATGGCTCCAGTTGCACCTAGCTGAAAAGTTAGGCTATACATTGTCAGACCTGGCCAGCCGTATAACCGAGGAGGAACTCGGCCTGTGGCTGGCCTACTTTGAATTGGAAGACGACAAAAATCGCCAGAACGCCAGGAAGCGGTAGACTAGCCTTACTGAGGATGCGCGGCTGTGTCTGTTGTCGCTAATGTTGCCGTTAACTTAGACGCAACTGGCGTTGTTCAGCGGCTTAAGCAGATTCAAACCAGCGCTGCAGGAGCTGGCGATGCATTTAAGAAACTTTCTGGTGATGCGCGTGCTGTTAAGGCAGCGGTAGAAGCATCGCAAGGCGGCTTTGCCAAAGCATCAACCGTTCAGGGTGTATTTTCTGCAAAAGTTAAAAATACCGAGAATGCGATCAGGGCGCAAATTGCTGCGTTGAGGCAGGTGCAGCAAAGTGTTCAACTTGGCGGGGCACTTTACCAGAAAGCAGCAGGGCAAATCAGGCAATATCAAGCAGCACTAAATGCGGTTGATGGGCCAGGAGAAAAGGTCAAAGGTTTGCTTGGTCGCTTAAAAGATGGGCTTGGCGGCTTAGTCGGCGGCCTTACTGCGGCCATTGGATCTACGGTGCTTTTGCAAAAAGCATTTGATACGCTTGCCAGGCAAAGCAAAGCCGAAGCCGCATTAAAAACTCTTGGCGTTGACGCCGATCAAGCCACGTCTCGGTTCAAGTTGCTTAGCAATGAATTAAAAGGTCAGGCATCAGTGGTTGAATTAACCGCTGCAGCTTATGACGTTGCGTCTGCTGGTTTTACCAACACGGCAGATCAAGCCAAGATCCTAGAGGCTGCAACAAAAGGTGCCGTTGGAGGCATGAGCGATATTAACACTGTTGGAAACGCAGTCACTAGCGTTTTGAACGCTTACGGATTAGCGGCTAGCGAAGCGGCTAATTTAGTAGACGGATTTATACAAACGCAAAACGACGGCAAGATTGTATTGGCAGAATATGCCAATTTAATTGGACGGTTGGCGCCAACGGCAGCAGCCGCTGGCGTTGGAATCAAAGAGCTAAATGCTGCGGTGGCAACAATTACGGCGCAAGGCGTTGCGCCAGAGACTGCCATTACAGGGTTGAATCAGGCAATCGTTTCCATTCTTAAACCTACAAGCGAAGCAACAAAACTAGCGCAAAAATTGGGAATTGATTTTACCGAGTCTGGATTAAGGGCTAAGGGATTAAGCGGATTCCTTCGGGAGGTAGCAACAGCAACTGGTGGCAGCACATCAAAATTAACTACGTTATTTGGTTCAGTTGACGCACTGAAATCAATCTTGCCGCTGCTTAGCGGTGACATGAAGAAGTTTGTTGAAAATCTAGAAAAACAAGACAAGGCGGCAGGCGTTGCCCAAAAAGCCTTTGAGGACATGTCAAATACAATTCAAGGCGCATTCAAAGAACTTCTTACATCTTTTGAGAATCTTGTCGTTGCCGCCAAGCCGCTTATTCCGGCAATCATTGCGCCAATTAAGGTTCTTGCGGGAACTATTAACCTTGTCAGCAGCAATCTTAAGGGGATTTTGCAGCTGGCTACATTCATGAGTACTTTCGTTGGCATCATGAAGGGTGCTGCGATTGCTACTAAAGCATGGGCGATTGCAACAGCAGCATTAGCGGCTGCGAAAAGAGCTGCAGGCGTTGCAGCGGCTTTTTTGCAGGGCGTCATCAACCCAGCTTCAATCGGACAAACCGCTATTGCGTTAGGTGTCGCCGCAGGCGCAGCTTATACACTTGGCAAAGCCATGGATGGAGCGGGCGGTGCCGCGGAGGAAACTTTAGGCACTGAAAGCGAAATAACAAAAGAAACAAAAAGACTTACTGGTGAAATCGACCAGGCAATTGGCGCTACAGATGATGTAAAAGATGCCGCAGATGGAGTAGGAGATTCACTTAAGGAGGCAGCGGATCAGGCGAAACAACTTGCCGTTGAAATGCAGATCAAGGTTGTCGCCGCAGCAAAAGCCGCTTCAAAAGCTATTGAAGAACAAATCAGCAGAAAGGCTGCAATCGGCAGCATCGTCGGCGCACAAATTGACGGTGAAATGAAGCTGAATGATCTTTACAAAATTGGGCTAGAGCGTCAATACAAAATGGCAAAAACCGCTGAAGAGCGGAAAGGTATTGCAATCAAAATTGCCAATAATGAAATAAGAAACGCGCAACTTGTTCTTCAGCAGACTAAGGCAAGCCTGCAGATTGAAAATGAAAAGCTGAAATTGCAACAGCAAGCGGCTGTAACAAAGGGTTATGAAATCCTAGCCGAAGGAAAGCTGCAAATCCTTAAGGCTAAAACACCCGAGGAGGCAGCGCAAAAAACACAACAGCTGAATGAAGCATTAACAGCACAAAATCAAGTAATTAAAGCAACTGCAGCGGAAGTTGCGGCGCAGCAAATTCTGAATGGCTATATCGCCAAAACTGCCGAAACTCAATATGCAATGTCTGCCGCTACAACAACTGCCGCACTAGAGCAAAAATTGCTTGGCGATGACATCAATATGTCAGCCAACGCAGCCGCTAATTTAGCAAACAAAATGCTGAATGGCGCAACTAATACAAACAAAATGAATGAGCTGTCAGCCGAGCTTTCTACTCGGATGGATGCAGCCGGCAAAGCATTGGACGCAGGAACTCAAGCTGCAGTCAATAACGCCGTACAATTTAACTCTATAGCAACAAATGGCATTGAAAGCCAAGATGAATGGCGCGAGCGAGTATTGGCTGGCGTTGGCGCACAACAGCAAGTTGCTGCCGCAGCCGAGCAAACAACGCAGCAGGTTGTAGCGGCGAACAACATCAGGGCCAAGTCGGCTACACAGGCGAATAAAGAGATTGAGGATTCTGCCGGCTTCTCAGCAAAAAGAGTTACAGAGACATGGGCGCGAGAAACCAGAATCTGGGATGCCGCTGTCTTTGGTCCGTTAAAGCAAGCCTGGGCGAATCTTGTTAATTTCTTCCCGCAGCTTCTTAAGAACGCATTAACGCTAGTTCAATCAGTTTTTCAGGGACTAGTAAATAATACCAAGTCGATTATCCGTGGCCTACTGCAGTCAATAGCAAATGCAATTAACTCGGTTGGCGCTGCAGTTAACCGATTAATCGGCGCCTTTAATCGACTGCCAAATGTGCCTGACATTCCCTTTGTGCCAACAATCAGTGTGCCAGCTTTTGCCGATGGTGGCATTGTCACCAAGCCGACTCTTGCCATGGTTGGCGAAGGCGGAGAGCCTGAATACATAATCCCAGCTTCTAAGATGGCCGAAGCATCTGCCAACTATCTAAGTGGTTCGCGTGGCAATGATGTAGTTCCCGCGCAAGTTGGCGGCAATGCCCAAATTAATGTCACCACTGGTCCGGTGCTGCAGCAAGGCGGACAGCAATATGTAACTATGGCCGATTTAGAGAAAGCCATGCGTAAGACGGCTGATGGTGTTTACGCCAGCCTGCGTACACCATCCGGTCGTTACGCCACGGGGGTCCGCTAATGGCACGCGGTCAATCCCAGTTCCTCCGCATCTTCTCCGGCTCCACCACTTACCAGCGGTGGCAGTCGTACTACGTCAACACGAGCGTGACCTGGGAAAGCGCCTCCTGGGCGTACCAACCCTTCGACACCGACGGTATCACCGCCGGGGAAGTCCAGTCAGAATCGTCAATTTCAATCAACTTGCCTGCTACCACCACGGTCATGGAGGTGGTGCTTCAAGCCTTGAATGAGGCGAGACTGGCCGAATTAAAGTTTTACGAGTTTGATACCTTACTGGGTAACGACACTCCACAAGCGACTCAAACCCTGATCGCGTCCTATCTCGGCGAGGTTGTCGGCGTAAAAGGCAGTTTTACCTCGATCCAACTGGAGCTAGGAAGTAGCCTGTCACCAGTGGGCGCACAAGTTCCGCCGCGCACTTTTTCCACCCGACTGATTGGGTCTCCCTGCAAGTTATGAGCATCGTCGGTAGCGACCCACTTGCATTTCTGACTTCGCAAGGCGGAGTTGTGGGTACGCCCCTGACCGAGGACGGTGCCAGCG